ACACTACGTTACCGGATGTGGTTGATGAGTTACCTGAAGAAGTTGTGCAATCCATTTTGGACTCTGTTGAGACTGGTGAACCACTTACCGAAGAACAATTTGACTCTGTTGTGGAGGCTTTAGCCGACTTAACAGAAGAACAGGCAATAGAACTTATTGACCAAATTCTCGATACAGCAGTCACAGAAGAACAGGCAGCAGAGTTGGCTTCTAACCCAGATGTGCTTGCTGTAATTACATTTGAGCAGGCAGAAGAAATCTTTGACACCATTGATGTAACCGAATTAGATAACACTCAGTTAGAAGCACTGGTTGAAGCGGTTCAAGACGCCCCTACGCAGGTGCGTGAGGCGTTTGAAGACCAAATTAACATCTTTGATGATGGATTGGGTAACTATGTCCCCCTTGGCTCTACCGTACCCGTAGACACTCGCAGGACGCTTATAGCGGTGGCTGCTGGTGCTGCCACTGTTGCTGTTGGTTCCCGTAAACAAAGGTAACAGCCTGCACTATATGTGTGAAGAAATTACTCTCTGAAATCCATGGTTTGACCTGGACTCTAGCCGGCACTGGAATGGTGCTGATTACGTTGTCAGGTTCTACAAGGGTCTTTGGTATTCAAATCACGTTGGTCGCAATAGCGATTCATCTACTTGGTGCACTATTAGGAGAAAAGAATGAATAAGGCAAGAGATATTGCAGAACGAATTGTGGCATTGTTCCTCACTAATGCCCTTGGCGTGGTGACTGGTGCTGCAGTAATCGCTCCAGATTTGTCAGTTGTGAAAGCAGCGATGATTGCTGGTGCAGTGTCGGTATTCAAAGTTGTTGAAGGTCTTGCCAAAGCAAGCATTGATGGTGTTTTGACTTCGGAAGAAATTGATGCAGCGTTTGGTGCAACTCCTAAGAAGATTGCAGCCAAGAAGGCAGCACTTAAGAAGTAACAATGGAACTAACCGACCTTCTCAACGAGAAGGAGTGGCGTAAGTGTAGAGGTCCAGAGAATGCAACCACCGATGAATTGGTGGCTGCGTTCTCGCACTTTTGTGCAAACTATTGGCATATCAGACATCCTGAGCGTGGTCGTATCAAGTTTGAGATGCGTGAAGCGCAGGTTGAAACTGTGCGATGCTGGATTGAAGACCGATACACAATTGTTTTAAAAGCCCGACAGATTGGGTTTTCTACTCTTGCTGCAGCATTTGCCTTTTGGGAAGTGTTTTATTGGTCTGACCGTTTTACGGTAATGCTTTCACGCACAGAGCGTGAAGCATCCAAGTTGCTACAGAAAACCAAGTACGGCTACAAGATGTTACCTCCTTGGATGAGGGTGCGTGGACCAGACCTATTGTCTGACAACCAGTTAAAGATGGTGTTTGCCAATGACTCCGCACTTGAGTCTTTACCGTCAGGTAATGACCCTGCTCGTGGTGAATCTGTGTATCGAGTGTTTATTGACGAGATGGCGTTTTTGCCCAACGCTGATGAAGCGTGGGCTTCCATTGAACCGATTGCCGACATTGGTGGTCGTGTTGTTTGTTTGAGTACAGCCAATGGTGAAGGGAATATATTCCATCAGTTGTGGGTTGGTTCTCAAACTGGAACCAACCGTTTCGTTGGTATCTTTTTCCCTTGGTCTGCTGGAGACCGTGATGAAGATTGGTATGAGGCAAAAAAGCGTGACTTGCCTGATTGGCAGTTGGCACAGGAGTATCCAGACAATGCGGAAGAAGCGTTTATTCGTTCTGGTCGTCCAGTGTTTGACTTGGAAGCAATCCGACAGATTGAACCTGTTGAACCTGACAGGGGTTATCTAAAAAATAGTCTTGGTAAAAATGTTTACACATTTTTAAAAGACGGTGGCGAACTGGCTATTTGGGAATATCCAGACCGACAAGAAATATATGTTATTGGGGCTGACGTTGCTGAAGGTTTGGGTCACGGAGACTTTAGTTCCGCCCATGTTATTTCGGCAAGCACAGGAATGATGGTTGCTCATTGGCATGGTCATGTTGATGCCGACATTTTTGGAGAACAGGTTCTTAAGGCTCTAGGGTTTTACTATAACTATGCTCTTATTGGGGTTGAGTCAAACAACCATGGTTTGACCACTTTGAAAGCGTTGCAACGGGTAAGTTATAGAAACATTTATCGTCAACGCAAAATGAACCACAGAAATCCGGTTATCTCGGATACTTTGGGTTGGAGAACCACCTCTGTTTCTAAGCCTCTTGCCATTGACGAACTAAATGCCGCTCTTCGTGATTCTTCCATGTTGTTGTATGACGCTAAAACTATGGCTGAATTACGCACGTTTGTGCGTGAAGCAAATGGTAAGATGCATGGGTCCCCACACGACGACAGGGTAATGTCTTTGGCAATCACAAATCAGATGTTAAAATATGTTTGGCTTCCAGAGTATCGTTATGACGCTTCTCCTGTAAAGAATACTTTTGGTTGGTGGGAACAGCACATTATGCGTGAGAAAAAGCAAACTCGCACCCCTATTGGTGCTTTTAATATCAAAAGTAACGAATAACTCTATAAGTTATGCAAGAATTCCGCTGTTTAGACTGTTTGGCAACTTTTATGGAATCAGAACTCCCTCGCAGGGGTTCTATTTGTTTTAAATGCCATATCAAGGGAATCAAGTGGGGTTTTACTTATGGCAAGGAAGACTTCCACGGACCTACGGTTGTGGAGCGTCAGCGTGAGCAGATGCGACAAGCAGATGCTGCAGGTATTAAGGCTGAACCAGTTGGGCAACGGTGGGTGTGACGTGGAACCAGTCTGGGTTCCCATTGTCGTCGCAGTCATCATGGGACCAGTTGTCGTCGTATTACAACGACTCAGAAAAGAAAATACCGACCAGCACAACGAAGGGCGCATTTTATTACGGGTCATTGGTAATAAAGTGGACAAAATTGGCAGCAAAATTGATGGGCATATTGGTTGGCATGATGGTATTAATGACAGTGTTGAGAAAGAGGACTAATGGCTAGGACAACTAATTCCGAATACATTAAGCAATACAGAGATAAAATTGAACAATCTCGTCGCTGGAGAACAGAAGAAAAATGCGATGATTTGTGGACACGAATGATTGATATGTATCGTGGAAAACAATACATGGTTCAAACAGAAGAAGACAGACTTTTAGTTAATATGGCTTTCGCCACTATTAACGTAATCTCACCAAGCGTTTCGGTAAACCATCCAAAGATTACCGTTAACGCTAAACGGTATGAAGATGCCCCAAGAGCAATTGTTACAGAAGAAATTGTTAACTATTGGTGGAAACATTTCGAATGTCAAAAAGAGTTTCGTCGTGCAGTAAAAGATATGTTGATTATTGGTCATGGTTGGGTTAAAACTGGTTATCGTTTTGTTGAAAAAGATGTTAACGAATATGAAAGTTCTGACGAACTTGCCAGTAATGCACCAGAATCAATCACAGAATCGGAGTTGGTCATAACTGAGGACAGACCGTTTGTTGAACGGATTTCTCCTTTTGATGTTTATGTTGACCCAGATGCAACAAACATGTCTGACATTAAATGGATTGCTCAAAGAGTTAAGAGACATCTTAAGGATGTTAAAAAGGATAAGCGATATAACGCTTCTGCTAGAAATGAAGCATCTCCATCACATTATTCCAAATGGGGTATGGATAGCAATAACGGAACTTTGCGTCCAAAACGTTCGGAAACAGAAGATGATTCATATGTAGAAATTTGGGAATACTATGACATTGACCGTGGCAAAATGTCAGTATTTTGCAACGGTGGAGACAAGTTCCTTGTCAACCCAATGGATATACCTTTTGCTTTTGGTCATCCATTTGTTATGTTGCGCAACTATGAAATCCCAGAATACTTTTACACGATGGGTGAATTAGAAGCAATTGAGCCATTGCAACTTGAACTAAACCAAACTCGTACACAAATGATGAATCACCGTAAACGATTCTCACGCAAATGGTTGTACAAAGAATCAGCATTTGACGCTGATGGTCGTTCTGCACTTGAATCAGATGAAGACAACGTAATGGTTCCAGTAATTTCAGAAGAACCAATTAGCAGTGTTGTTGGACCGATGCCAGCAGTTATTAGCCCACCAGAGTTCTACAATCAATCA